CTGAACCAGGTCATCATAGAGATGACTATGCCAAACCTGATCTTGAAAAGACTACTCACAGACGACGTTCTGAAACATGGCCGAACTAAGACTTACACGATTGAAAACGGATCTCACAGTGTAGGCATAAGCGAAGTAGCTCCAGGCACCGCTGCACCCGTCGATTACACGCCAATGAAATTCGCGACTGTTAGCCCATACAAACGTATGGAAGCCATCGAGATTCCCAAAGAAGTCGTTGAAGACGTTGACTTGCCAGTGGTTAACCAGCAACTCAAAAGACTTGCAAGACGCCTCGCGTATCAGATTGAGCTAGATTGCTGGACGGTGATGCTTGCTGCAGTTCCAAGCGCAAACAGCTTTGCATGCACCGGCAAAACAATCACTGTAACAGGCACCGAATTCACCAAGGCAAACACTGCAGGCATGGAAGACTTCAACAATGCTGAAGCTTTGATCAACGCCGGAGACTTTTTGATGGACACGATTGTCTGCAACCCGATCCAGAAACGCGACATCAAGAACCTGCCAAACTACAGCTTATACCGCAACGAGATCTCGCCAATTACTCAGAAGCCGATCCAGATGCTGGGCGAATGGGAACTTTGCTGGTCAAACGTTGTTCCCGCTGGGACTATCATTTGCTTGTCCACAGGCAAGAACCTTTCTGCTGCCTATGCCCCTCTTGGGATGTTCCTCGTGAAGAGACCGCTCACAACTGACGTTGAGCTGCTCAAATCCAAGGAACTAGTGAAGCCGATTCTCAGCACCCGCTACGCTCCGATCATACTCAACGGTCAATGCCAAGCCGCAATCACAGGGCTAGCAACTAGTTAAATTCAGTTCGTTTTGCCCATATCTTTTAACTATGGACCGTAAAGCCGGCTTCAAATTAACAAATTCACGGAGACTTTTCATTGTCAACTTATCCAGCTTTCACTTCGCTAGAGGAAGTTATCGGCTTTCTAAATGCTACAGGACCTGATAGCAACAACAATTATCTCGTTTACGGGCTTTCTGTTTCAGGTAACAGTGCTCAGGCCTATGTTGATCATGCGAACACTTACATAGGCAGCTTGGTGCCTAGCGTCACATCGACGGATCCGCGATATTCCTTTGCGCAGTTAGCCGCACTTGATCTTGCATGCTTGGCGGTCTTAGTTGTGGCGAGCGGTGGCATGCTTTTGGGTGCGGCGGATTACAAGCTTGGCGACTTGTTTGTAACTAAGGGCGCTATCGGAAAATTCTCTTTTCAAAGTGCGGTGCAAAGCTTCCAGGACAGTTTTAAACGAAATATAGTAAATCTTTCAACTGTAGCCATAGGCGCCTCAGCAAGGTTAGGGCATGAAGTTCCTTGCTGTAGAGGAAGGGGGCATTTGGGATGAAGAAGCGAAAACTTCGGCTTCTGCTTTTTCCGGTCGCTATTGCGATTTTCCTCATTGGCTGGCTTCTTTATTTTTTCGGCAGAAAGCAGAGGAAAGCTTAGATGTCAACTAATCAGGCCTCAGCAGTTTCGGAGCTGCTCCAGGATAATTGGAAGCTTGCAAGTCCCGTGGCTTCTGCAAATGTATTGTGGCCTACAACTCGTATGGATGCAATTGGGATTACTCAGGGAAAAGGACCCTTGCAAGTAGCTGTCTACAACGCGAGCCCAAGCAAGCAAGTTGATGCGCTTAGTCGCGAATGTTACCTGGTTACTGAAAAACTTGTCATCGACATAATTGTGGTCAACACAAGCCAAAGCACAGCCGATTTAGCCACTGCAGAATCAACTTTGGAAGCCTTGCAGGCTGAAGTTACCCGCATTATTCACTTGCAAGACCCAAACTATGCAGTGACCGGAGAACCGATTCACAGTAACGCAACTGAAGTAACCCGCGTTATGATCAACGTTGACGCCGTTTACTTCAGCATTTCAAGTTAATAGGCAGGTGAAGCAAATGGCAGAACTAAAAAGGGCAGCAAACCAGAAATTTAAAACAAAATTTAGCACTTGGGTTGTAACTTACAGAAACGGTGCTCAGGTTCTTGTAGAGCACAGAGTAACGAAAATAGCTTAGCGCTGCTGAGCCATTACCCAAGCTGTTAGTCCAGAAAACTGGACTTACGTTTAAATGCCTTATCCAGTGTGTCTACAAACGAGGCATTAAATAGTTTAATGGATATGACATGGACAAGACAGCTTGAGGTTGAGGAAAAATGGAAGACGAGGGGCAAGTGGCTAATGATAGGCAACGTGCAGAAGTTTTTGATGCATTGGGTCACCCTACGCGCATAGTTATCTTGAAGGCCCTGGGTGAAGGCGCTCTCGGCTTTGCTGACTTAAAGAAGAAAACTGCAATTGACAGCAGCGGACATCTTCAACATCACTTAACCAAACTAAATGGCTTGATAAAAACTGACGAGTACGGGAAATATTGCCTTTCCGATCAAGGAAAAGACGCCCTGCTAACAGTACAAACAGTAGAGAGCACATCACTAAAATCCACTATCAGCGAGAAAACACACAAACGTCATTTTAACGCTAAAATAGGCTTGAAACCACTAGCTTTTCTTTTGGTTGCTCTCCTAATTGCAAGTTCTGCGATCGCATTATTTGAGTATAATCAAGCCATAAGTCTTAGGAAGGAAAATACCTTCTTTAACGGAGTAAATCCAGAAGCCGCTGCATATTATAATAGTCAATTTGGTTCAATAGTTCCTACCACAAATGTTAACTCTTCATTTGCACCGCCAATCTCGATATACCAAGCGCTCCTAATTGGCTTGGAATCCCAAGGGTACACGAAAACATTACTCCAAGGCACGTCAATAAGTATCAATCTTCTTCCTTGGTATCTAATAGCCAACTCCACTTCTGGAAACATACAAGGCGGAGGGTTTAACTCCCAGCTAACTATGACAAACCCGCCTGAAAATTACTCAGACATTTACAGCAACGGTGTAATTTACCTATATGTTTGGGAAATAGACATTCAAAAGACTGATCTACTGAGCCTTAGCAATGGCGTTGTGCCCCAACAAGTTCTCGTCGATGCTTCAACAGGGGCGATAGTTACCGGTATATCTCATTAATTCCTATTCCTCTTTGGGCTAAGTCAAGCAAAAGAGCCATATCAATAAGTCACAAACTATCAAGAAAGCTTCACCCAATTTAGTCAAAGGTTCTATTTTAAAGGTGGTTTAATTGAGCGTTCAAATTTCAGTAAACTTTTCAAATTTCAACGTGTTAAGCAGTTGCTTTGAATGTCTTTGTGAGCAGTATCCAGAGGCTGTGAAGCAGGCAATGACGAATATTGGGCAGGATATTTTGGAGACTGCAAACACATTAGTTCCAGTCAGAACAGGCTATTTGAAAAGCACATTAGCGATCGAGCAACCCAGCAATTTCCAACTTAAAGTGAAAGCGACGGCGCCCTACGCGTATTACGTGGAATTTGGCACAAGGAAAATGTCTGCGAGGCTTTTCTTAACTAACTCAGTTAATCAGCATTTACACGAGTTTGGACCGGCAATAGAAGAACAAATTCAAAATATCCTGCAAGGCCAACATATACCCAATAGCCCCTAATCGGTATATACCCAACAGCTTCCAATCGCACCATAATTTTATCAGAATAATTGTTAATCGAGGTGAAAAACATGAGTTTAGCAACTACGCCAGTTCTAAGTCGGAATGCAGTTGTCCAGGTAGGCGGGGCAGCAATCGGCTTTCTCACCGACTTCACTATGGACGTCAAAGCAGAAATGATCAAGGAATACGTTTGCGCATCAGGCGGATCTCCGTCGCCAGCTTTCACGGCAAGCGGCAACCAATCCTACACATTCAAGGCTTCAGCACTTTATGTTCCCGCAAATTATGCAGCACTACTTACAGATGTTCTTAACGGCACTTTGGTGACGGTTATTTGGGGTCCACAAGGTACGACCACGGGATCGGGAACTCCAAAAATCACGTTAAGCAACGTTGTCTTGACAGCTTATAGCGTGAAGAACGGGCAGAAAGGCACAATAGCGAATGATATCAGCGGTGAAGCGCAAAGTGTGGCCACAAGCACATTTTAGTGGCTATTCATTCTTTTTTTCAGTTTCTTGGTGGATAATAATGTCGTTGCTGTCACTGCCAAAATGA